GAAGTAATGTCACCTAAACTTATTGTAGCTTGAATACCCTCTAGATTTACCGGTTGATGAGTAGATTCACCAAAAGCGAATTCAGCAAAAGAGGATATGCCGAACATTATTAACCTTTTGGATTGTCGCTTCTTACTTTATTGTAAGCTGTTTTATAAGCATCCCATTTTGTAGAATCTCCACCAATTTCTTTTTCACAGTACGCCTCTGCAAATTCTTGAAAAGTTGGATAAGACGCTAATCTTTTAATTTTATATTCGTCTGGATCAGTCCACGCTTCAACATTTGTCCAGTTTATAGTTACACTGTTTCCACTATTATCTAAGGCTCTTATATCTTCTTTTGTGTTACCATGTATTGTGACTACATCATTATGAATTGCTCTAATTGCTTTATGTAAATCAGCCATTATGCTAGTACCTCCATTGCTATAATTGTTGAAACTTCAGTATCACTATAACCACCATTGTTAGCTGGCATATTAATTCTAAAACCACCCCCATTTGTTTTAAATTGCATTCTGTATTCAACTGCCGAACTTGTATTTGGCGAGTCCAGCACTACTATAGGGGAAGGTTCTGTATAATAAGCTGATTGTCCATCACTCGGCCATCTTCTTACAATAAATGGATCAGCAGTAACATCAGAACCAGCAGTATTATTTCTAATTTTCATAAAAACATTAGCACTTCCTGTGTCGTGTCCTAGTCTTGGGAAAAACATTAGTAAAACTTTACTAGAAGTTGCTGAAGGTGTGATTGATATATTCATGCCTACATCTACATAACTTGTAGAACTAGATGATGTTGTGCTTGTTAAGACTGTTGTAACTACTTGAGCAATTTTTCCTACAGAAGTAAACTCTGTGCCTGCTAAATCTAAAACATCACAGTGTAATGTGCCATCAAAATACCCATCTTTAAATTCTTTTGATGTTGAACCAATATCTACATCATTGTCTGTGGTAGGCTCGATGACACCATCTTTAATGCTAAATTGGTCTGTGCCGCCTATCTTTACATCTATCTGATCATCCGTGTCTGCTTGAATACTTGTGTCGCCATCCACATCTAAAATTAACTCTTCACCATTAATGTCTCTGTTCATAGGACCGCCAACTGCACCAGATATTTCTACAATAAAGATTGATGCTCCACTAGCAGGTGCTGTAGTAAATGTAATCTGTGTTCCGCCTGTAGCTAGTGTATAGTCTGTTCCAGGTTTTTGTATAACACCATCATGTGATACTAATAACTGTGCTGCAGAACCTACTTGTGTTCCTAAACTAAATGTTGTGTTAGAACCATTGTAAGTATTACCACTTGTGTCTAAGACACTGAAGGTTCCGTTTTTAATTGATTGTCCTATGTATGCCATTATTTACTCCATACCTCGTGTGTTAAATTACCATTATTGTCTCTTACTAATAATTCATCATATTGTGTTTCAGTTGTGTAATTAGTTGGAATATCTCTTAAAGTTTGTCTCCATGTTTTTACGTCATCAGGCATAGTATAATCAGTATTAGCCATATAATCAGTTTCTTTAAGTTTCTGTAATCTTATAGATTTAATTTCAGCTAGTTTTCTTTCTGCACTAGCATCATCCCATGCTTTGTTTCTTGCATCATATTCAGCTTGTTCTTCAGTTGTTAAATCTCTAACAATTCCATTTACCCATTTTTTTGTCATGCGTGTTTAACTCCATATAAAGTAAATCTTCCAGCACTATAATTACCTGAAGATAAATATATTTTAAAACCAGTAATATTTGTACTACCATGATAAAATCCTGAGAAGTTTCTTTGCCTAACTCCATCAGAACTCCAGTTAGATGAATGACCATTAAAAGTTACAAAGTTGCTTGTTGATCTATAAGTAGTATCAAACCAACCATGAAAAGAACAAGTATTACCATGTGCTTGGTCAACATATTGTAGATAAGTAGAATCCTGTGCTCTATTTTCTTCGTCTGTGTCTGATCTTGATCTAGTACCCATACCTACAGCCCAATCATGTGAATTATCAGTAATAGCTGTACTACCATTTTTAAACTGCATTCTATGATTACAATTATTAGCAGAAGTAATACCTCTACCTACAAAAAGATAATTAGTATATGTATCGGTAAAAAAATCTTCAAAATCAAACTCTGATACAGCAGAACTATAATTAGTTGTAGTAAGTCTCACTAAATCTTGTGGTGTACCAGTTACGGTGCCAGTAAACGCAAATGTATCACTTAAATCTATACCTGTTGATGCTACTGTTGTCTTACTCATCTATCCTCCTATGGTTTAGTAGGCCAAGTTGCGTTCTCGCACTTCTCTACTGTATCTTTTCCTGCAGGTAAGTCTCTTAAATCTTGACGATACTTTTTCATATCATCACTAAGAGTATTATCTGATAAAGCTAGATAATCTGTCTCTGCTAATAAATTATTTCTTTTATCTCTTAGGTTTTGCAATGCTCTATCCAAAGCACCATCAATAAAAACTTTTTCTTTTGCATCCCAAGCAGTTTCTTCTTCAGCTGTAAATTGAACTCTTACTCCATCTATATTATGATATCTTGCCATTAACTAACTCCGTATAATTTTAATGTTCCTGCGTTTATGTTTCCATGATTTAAATCAAATCTAACATTATTTATTCTTGCTGTGCCTCCTGATGTAAAATTACAATCTCTTATTTGTTGCATGTTACCACTTTGGTCTGAACCAGCGTGTCTTGTAAAACCACCCTTATAAGTTGTAGTATTGTTAGGATTATTTAAATAAATATTCATTGAAACATATCCTCTATTAGCACTTGAATCTGTTCCGTCAACTGAACTAGCTATTCTTATATTACTTTGAGATGTTGCTTGTGATATTCTGTAAGTGCTATCATAAAAATTTGTATGCACATAAGAACAAGTGCTTAGATAATTACTTCCATTATCAGTTGAAAGATTAATATAAAAATCTGCACCATTTACTGTCATTTGTAAATTATTTAAGACAATTAAATATAAATCATAAGTGGTGGTAAGGTAAGTGCTTGTAAAAGCTATTGTTGCGTCATTACTTGCTGTAATAGTTTGTAATAAATTAAATGTACCTGCACCAGTGATGGTTCCTGTGAAAGCATAATTAGCAGTTAGGTCTAATTTTGTATTACCTACTGCATCATCTGCTATACTATTTGTTCCTATTGTACTAAGTGCCATGTTTACTCCTTGCTATTTGCATCCTTGACAGCCTTGATATGTGTGTACCAAGAACCTGTCTTATCTAATTTACCATCATTAATATCATGATATAATTTATCTAATTGTTCCTGCCATGATAAGTATTCTGTTTTTCTTTTGATATCTATACTGTGATTAGACTCTGCTGTATTACCTGCTGTTTCGTATGTAGCTAATTGTGAATCTGTTGGCTTTGTAAAACTATATGTCCATAATTTAATATAGTCTCCACTACCATCATTTTGTAAAGATACTTTTGTGTTATCCCAAGTTGCAGAGTTTGCCTCTATGTATAATTTTACTTTTGTATATAAAGTTGCCATGTTTTACCTCTAACCAATCAATCTATGTGCTGCAAAAAATGAACCATTAGTTGCTGAAATACTTACCGTGCCACCACTATCTTGAACTGCCATTACTCTAAAATTATCTGATGAGCCATTTGCCTCTAAAACACCAGATAATATTTGTGTATCATAATTTTCAACTCTTGCATTATAGTATAGAACATCTGGAAAAGTATAACCACTCGTTGTTTCGTTTTTTTCTATTCTAATTTGAAAACCACTTATTGAGCCAACCTCATATCTTATCTTACAGGTAAAAAAATATTTACCTGCTACGCTAGGTGTGAATTTATAAGTGCTTGTGTCGTAGTCACTATTTGTATCATATAACTCTGTATTAAACTGAACTAAGGTTTGAGTAGAATTTGAAACATCTTGACCTGTGCTAACATAAGCTAAAAATGAAGGTGTGTTTTGAAAAAATTGTGCATCTATTCTTTTTATTGTTCCTGCATCAGATATTAATAATTCATCAGTCGCTGCAGCACTTTCTGCTAAAGCTGTTTGCCCTGATATAATATTATTATTAAGATGCTCACTTTCTACCGCATCATCTGCTATAGAACTAGCTGTAACAGAGTCATTAGTAGGATTAATTGTACCAACTGCCTTTGCTTGATGAACTACATAAATATTATTTGTACCAGAGGGAGGTGCTCCAGTGAATGTAAGTGTAGTTCCACTTATGCCGTATGCAGAGTTTGGGTCCTGTCTAACATTCTCTACAAAAACTTCTATATCAAAAACTGAACTCGGTGCAATGTCTAATGTAAAAGCAGTTGTACTGCCATCACCATCAAACCTTTTACCTTGTAAAGATTGAAACTGATTTTGTGTATCTATAGGTGTACCAAGATATGCCATTCTAGGTTATCTCCATAATTGATAAAGCTATATCTCTGTGATGTTGTTGTGTTACCTACCATGATTCCAAGAACTACAGTTGTTGTAGAACTTGCCACAGTATAAATAACATCAGCACTTGTTACACCTGCTTTTGTTACTACTTTAAATGTATTTGCCATTTACCCTCCTATCCTAATGCGATCGCCAATGCTGTAGGATCTTCAGTTGAAAATCCTGCACTAGATAAATATGTTTTTACGTCTGACAAAGCAACTTGCTTCATCGTTCCTGCATCATTGGTAACTACTCTATCAGCATCTACTAAAGTTGTTGATGAGGCAGATGTATCACCATCCATGATGTTTAGTTCTGTAGCTGTGGCGGTCACACCATCCAATATGTTCAACTCAGCTGCGGTAGATGTAACACCATCCAGGATATTTAATTCAGCGGTGGTAGATGTAACACCGTCTAAAATATTTAATTCAGCGGTGGTGGATGTGACACCGTCTAAAATATTCACCTCTGTGGCTGTAGCAGTAATAGCTACATCCTCATTTAGTTTTGGTGAAGTTAATCTTTTATTTGTTAGTGTTTGTGTAATGTCAACGGCGACTAAGTCTTGTGTATCACTGCTTCCACTGTTAGGTAATCTTAAAGTATTGCTCGCACTAGCTGAGTGTGGTTGTGGTTGTAATGTTTGAAAGTGAGCGTTTGATGACTCACAATACATTTTAAGAGAAGCTGGTGAACCACTATTTGATTTAAAGTCTATAACACCACCGTTGACTGTGAGGTCATCTCCAATTGTTATATCTCCAGAAACATCTAAATCACCATTAAGATCTACTGTAGTGGCTGCTAATTGTATTTCTGTATCTGCAAATAAATCTAGTTGACCGTCTGCAGAAGAGTTAATACCTAATGCTGAGTCTCTAAAAAGTAATTTGTTTGTGCTGTTTAAGGTTAGACCTGTGCCGTCTGTGTGTGTTAAAGTTGTGTCTGAGTCAGCACCAAATTTTAAAACTGCTGAGTCGGAGCCTAAGATTAAGTCATTGGGTAGAGTTACGTCAGAGCTACCATCTTCATGCACTGCCTTACTAGCAGGAAGTGTACAAAAAACATCCTTTGTGCCAGCACTAAAGTTAACAGCACTATCACTATTAGAGCTAGATATAATTGTAGTTCTAGCTAGAGTATCAGGTGACGCGTCTGTTATAGTGCCTAAACCAACTTCAAACTCTGCGTTGCTTCTGTGAACAATTGCGTAGTAAGTAGTATTACTGTTTCCTACACCTGCTACAAAAGTCTCAAAATTAGTTTGAGCACCACCTAAACTGATTGTACCTGTGCCGGTCGTAGTGGTGGTTTCTTTAACTCTGTCGTTTAAAACTAAAGCCATGACCTATTATGCGATTCTTATTATAGCTGTTGATGCACCTGCTGCAGGGAACTGAATAGTAAAGTCTCCGTTAGTAGCAGTTTTTGTCCCTCCAAAATCTAGCACAACTACAAGCTTATCACTGTTTGTACTGTTATAAATAACGGCTCCTACTGCTGATAAAGTTACTGATGAAAAAACTTCATCTGCAAAATCAACGAGAGCTGTGTTACTTGCAACTGAAACAGCTTGACTATCTAATGCATTTCCACCAGCAGAATAATTAGTACCAGAAGAAGAAACTTCGTTACTAGTAGAATATGCAGTGCTTGATGTGGAATATCCAGAGATGTCTGTAAATAAAGCTATTTTAAAAG